TCTAATGATCTGCGTATTGAAACGCCGAGCCTCTGGAAGTACCTTTCGACTAGGGGGGCCTATCACGTTTGTTTCTCCTGCCATTCCGCATTTTTCCCGCTCTTGATCCTGGTAATCTCAACGCCTGCGCCGCTGACAATCTCGACCGACCATTCGTACCATCCAGGCCTGAGCTCTCCTGTAACGGTCTTAGAGACGTCAAAATCGAGGTGAACATTGCCGCCTGTTGCATCGGTCACGGTTCCGGTAGCGATGAATTCGTTGACGCCCTCATCATCCTCATACCGCATGCCGAAACGAGCCGTTGATGTGGCAATAACGTAGCCGCTAGGCAACTCCACAGTCCACCTAAACCGCCGCCCGTTAGCCGCTAGGTAATCATCGCCGATAATCAATGGGCTTGTCAGTTGGCCTGTTGCCGTCACTGGGGTTGATACGTTGACCGTCCCGCCTGCCGTAATCAACGCCGTCTTATCCCTGATTGTGTCCAATATCCCGCTCGATGGGTCCAGGATATCGCCAGCCGAATTGAATCCGAGGATCGTTCTAAATGCTGTCCGCTCATTCGTGTTCCAATCCGTCCCACCGCCACCTCCTGCAACCATCGAAACGGCGATCGTATCGAAACGGAATTGCCCCGCTCCATCGGATTCGATCATGCTATCGAGCCTGCTAAGGGCCTGAGTAGCTGCCACCGCTGTTGCAATCTCAGTAGCCGCATCGCTTGCCAGCCCCGCCGCAGTTAGCCAATTGGACGAGAATGCCGCCGAAGTTATCACGCCTGCCTGTAGTGCGTGAATGTCCGCTGCAACATGCCCGGATCCCGCGCCAGTCACCTGCACTGATCGGTTGTTGTTGTTTGAAATCAAGATGTACTTACCGAAGCTATCGGCAACCCAGGTCGTCGTCGTCAATGCGTTCCAAACGGCCTGACTGATCGGCGTGTACAGGTCGTTGGCCTGAAGTGCGTTAGCCCCAAGTTCCGCGATCGCCCCGCCAGCCGTGATACCAAGACTTCCGAAGTTGGCAGGGAACGCCACAATCAAATCCGTCTTGTTTTTGATCGCTATCACCTCGGTATCGATAAAATCATCGATCGTATCAACGCTGGTTTGCGTTGCTCGGCTTCCGATTGTTGCATCGATTCGCGATAACCCAAACGCCGCCGCATCCTGATAGTCGACCGCATCAAGCTCGATCTCGATTAGCACCGGAAGCATGTTGGCAACACCCCGAACGCAAAGCTCAACCCATTCGACGCCCGCCGCCGACGCAAAAGCCGCATCGGGAAAATCTACCTCGTAACGCCCTGCGAGCGATCCACTTGCGACAATGCCACCTGAGAAATAAGTACCAAGCGTTTTCCCTGATTGCGGTGTAACGCTGGTCCATGCCGATTGGTTCTGCCGCCTATACTCCATCACCAGCCCGCTTGATGCCGACGTAACGCCACTTAGTCCGCCGCCTGTTGTGCTGCTAGTGTCAACGATGAACACCGGAAGCGATCGACTGGTTTTTGCCCTGGTTGTCTTTTGCTTGCTCATCCCGAATACCCTCCGTCCATAGCTCTAGCCAGAATCAAGCCGCCGCCGCTGGTTGTTTTGTGGTCAAGCTCAAGCAACTCAAGGACGATGGTAAAGTACGTCGCGGAGTTGGCTGCTGTCACGTTCGTTGACGGCCATACGGTCGTTCGAGTTGCGTTTGTGTCGTAGGTCGCAACCTCGAAATTAGTTCCGACCGAATTGTTGACGCTCGACATTCCAGAGGGAGCCAGCGAGGAAAGGTTGTTCAAAACGCTGTTATTCATGCCGTATCCCACCAACCAAAGGTCGAAGGCATTTTCCTTGAGCGTACCGGCGACTTGCGCTGTATAGGTAATAGTTGTCGAGGTACCTGAACCAACGGACAAAAAAGAAGGCACAACGATTGAGCTTGAACCGCCGCGGTAAACCAAGGCAGTCACGTTGTCTGCATTCGTCCATCCAGTTGTACCGACTGTTTCGGATGCCGAGTCCGCGAGGTAATAACCGATCCGCTGCGAACCGGAACTACTCGAGCGATTGTACAGCCCTAGCACGTTTGTGGGCAGTGCAGGAATGACGCCCGAGCCCTGGTTGTACGCCAAATACAAAATCAGATCGCCCTTGGCGTGAGTGCCAAGGGTAACGCCTGTTCCGTTATTGGTAGCCGAGCTAACTCTAGAAATTGCCATTAAATCACTAGATCCGGATCGCCATGATTCCAAGCGTCGATCGCCGCCTGAGTCGAGTTGTAACGGTCGACGTTTTGCTGAGTCCAACCAGCCCGTTTTGCTGTCGCGCCGTTTACTACGTCGCGGATAACTCGGACTGAATGAGCCGACTGAGTACCAGCCGAAACGTGATCGACCCAGCGCACAACCTGATCCGCTAAGGCTGTCATTTCCGAAACGTGCGTAGCCGTCGCGAAACCACAGGAGACCATTGCACTGAACATGCCTTGAGTCTCGGCTAGGTCAAGGTCGATCATTTTTCCGCGAGGGGATGTAATGTAGGCCAAGATATCAATCGCGATGTCTTGGCAAGCGTGCTGATTGTTGCCCTCTGCCTTTTTTAGCAACGCTCGAATACCATGCCGCCGAGCGTATTCCTCGACCTGCCAAAGGTCGACCAAGACGCGAATCGTCACCGTCTTGGCGTTGATCGCATCCGCTGCCGCTTGGTCGCTTAGGCTTGCGTATTCGGCTTTTGAAAGCTCGTCGATTAGTGCTTGGCTCATTGTTCGCCCCCTCTAGCTAACTTGACCATTTCAGCCTGTAGTGATTCAATCTTTTCGCCGAGTCTCTGCCTGTCCGATCGGCATTCCTCGTAGTCTTTGCGACTCAGCAAGTACTGGTACACGTTCGCCGAGGTCAAAGCCCCGGCAATTGCTGTTCCGATGGCGATGATCGAAGTGTCGTTGCTTGTCAATTGAGCCAAGAAAAACCAACTCATCTCAACGCCTCCGCTGCTTGCTCTAGGGTTGTGTAGCCTGTCAAGGTCGCTTTTTTATCACCTGATTTTAGCTCGAATGTCGGCGTTCGCCCGTAGCTGTGAGGCTCATCAAAAATAGCAACCTCCCATTTAGCATCCATGAAACGCTGCATTTCGCACCGCTTCCATCGGTCGCAAGGCTCGCACTTTTGATCTTTGGGGGCCAGGAAAACCAAGATTTCGCGCTTCACTGCCTCGTGTGGCTTGTCCGAGGGGCTTGGCATAGGGTCCGGTTCCTTTGGGGGAGCGACAAACTCAACCTTTGCAACTTCTTCGATCAACGGCGTCGAGTCCAGCAAGTCGCATTGAGTAGGATCCTTAGCCGGTTCGCTGCATAGCCAAAACAATCCAAGCAACAAAACGACCATAATTACCGGCCCTCCTTTTTCGTTCATCCTAGTGGCCTGTCCTTCATCCAAGAAACCGCCCTCGGTCCTGGCGTCGACAAATCCGATACGCCGACGATGGAGGTGTATTCGTGTCGGCAAAGTTGATCGATAACCGAAGGGGCGATTTCGGTCCAAGAGTCGTTGTGCGAGTTAAGCCGCCAAAGGTAATTACGGCCCTTGGAGTCTTTGCGTTTCGAGTAGCCTGCGAAGCAATAAGCATGGCCGCCGCCATTCGCCATCGAAATCGATTCCAGCACACCGTTCCGGGCATATAGCGACTGGTTCCAAATCGAGCCAACAAAACAAACCCCGACGCCTGCCGCCATGTAGTTTTTGATCGCGTCGTACGATTCGAGCCAAGTGCTGGAACGCACCTTGAATGGGCTAGCAAGCCGCCGCATTTCATCGGTTATGAGCGTGCGAGCGTTGCGGGGGTATGGCGTCGAGTAAGGCAGATGTTTCAATGGAAGGTAGCCTATTTCCTTGCTGATCTTCAAACCGCTGTTGATGGTCGATCCTCGATCCGAGCCTAGCAAGCCATCGCGTCCCTGAGCCTCAAGGTAACTAAACGTGGGGGAAAATTGCCGCTCGTTGCTCATTTCTCCGTGACTTAAAGCCCAAAGGCCCTCGCCGCAATTCGTGTTACCGAACCCGCCACAAGAGCCCATATTGCCTTGCATATCATGCCTAATTAGCTTCCGGAAGTCGATTTCCTCCGGAGCCTCGTAATCGCCAACGCGAAACCCTAGCTCGGTCGATGTGGCTCGAATCTCGTCGCGGTTTTCGATTGTGGGGTCGTAGCCAGAGAAAAAATCATCCATGAATAATTCCCTCCAAGCCCTCAAGCACTGAATAGACCCCGCTCATTACCGCCTCTAGCAACGCATGCGCAAACGCAACCGGCAGGAATGCGAGCCAAACCGCAACAAAAACCGTTTTAGCCGCATACCGCCTTGCCCGCTTCATTCCAGATCCTCCAGCCCTCTTGGATCTCCTGGGCCTAGCGTGCCATCGGGCAGTATATCGTATTTAATATGATCCATTTTGACGTTGCCCATCGGCTTGGATCGCTTGAGCCGCGACACCTTGAGGCCTAAGAAATAGCCCGCAAAGAAACACCCCGCCAGAAACGCCCCCACGCCAAAGGGCCCTGCCCATAAGACCAATTGAACAATTTTCCAAGTGATTAATCCGATTTCAGTCATTTACTTTCGCCTCCCGATTTCATCCATGCCGATAATCTTTTCGAGTCGCAACAGTCGCTCGTTGGTCTTTTCAGTGTAGTAGCAAACGTAGCCAAACGTGAAAACTGTAATTGCCGCAAGAAAAAGCAGGATCGGCGTAAGGTGTTCTAGCTTTTCTTTTACGTCGAAGCTTTTGTCGGATAGTTCGCCTATGTAACTTTGCAATCGCTCGATGTCTTTTTCGTCGCTCATTTACCACGCCCCCGCAATTTCTCGATTGATTTTCGCTATCTCAGATTCCTTGCCCGCAAACGTCACCGGCAATTTTAGCTCGTCGATCGCCGTGTAGACCTTGTTCATTGCTTCGATTCGCTTAGCACCGGCGTTTTCCTCGATAAACTTGGTCCATTGCTCTTGGTTAGAGATTTCGCCGCTCTCGATCTTCGCTGCCGCATCCAGGAAAGCCTGTTTGTACGCCGCCCTGATCGATGGGATTGTCGACCGGACTACGGCAGTTACCCCCGCCGGCTTAGATGGATCACCTCCCTCCTTTGGTTGTTGGTTCATCACGTAGAGGACTAAGCCCCCAATGATAAGCCAAGGAATCCAGTTGTCTTTTTTCGCTGCCATCCGTCTCTCCGTTTCGCCCCCCTGCCAACTCGCCGAGCCCTATACATCGGAAGTGTTCGGGTTGGCTAGGGGGGGTTATTCGTCGTCGCCTTCGTCGTCACCGTCATCGAACTCGCCCGCATCCCACGCCGTCTGCAGGATGTACCCGGTAGGGGCATCGGACGCATCGTAAGCCGAAAGATAGCCGTTGTCTTTGGCCCATTTCCAAACCTTAAAGGCCAGTTGAATCAACGCGAAAATCATCGCGATTGTCGCGGGGTCGAGCCCGTAGACGCCGACAAGCTTCGACCGGAGGATTCTTCGAGCCGTCCGAGTTTTACCGCCTGCTTCCTCGAAAGCGTCGGCAAAATCGAACTCGTGCTTTTTGGCTAGCTCTTGGAGCCGTGGTAATGCAATCACTTTGCCACCTCATCGGGTTTCGGCAGGGGTCGTACCGAATCGCCAACGATCCAAGCCCCGATAACCCAAACAAGTTGCTGGATCTGATCTTCACTGAGCGGTACGCGATCCTTGAGGACTACCACGGCAATCGTAGCCGCCGCCGCCCAAAATCGCTTGCTTTTGACAAGTTCGCCTAAGTTCATGATTTTTCTCCTTTCCAACATCTTATCCCCAGTCAAGGGGCTTGACAATCACCGGAGGCCCGAATTTCGCTTTTGCCGCTTTCGAGCCACCAGATCGGACTTTGGCCGCCCTCGCCCCGGTCGCTCTTGTTTGAGCCTGTGGCGATGGTTGACGGCCTCAAAAATCAGGTGAGCCATTGTCCAGCCCTTCGCCTCTGCGATTTCAGACCAAGCCGCCCATACTTCGGGAGGCTGGATTATGTTTTTGCGTTTGGTCATTGGGTTCCTAGTTCGAGAAAAGTTCATCTTGTTTGTCTTCGCTTCGGCAGCACCATCGCCAGATATGCGATTGCGTTGGCGTCGGCTTGTTTCTGGCCCATTCCTCAACGCCCTTGGTCTGCTTTCGGTTGCCTCGATTCCAGCCAGTCCCGTCGCAAGACTCGACGCCTAGCGACTCCAGGAAGTTGAGTTTGTCCGGTTGATTGACTCGCAAAACGTGGACTCTCGGAAAATTGGCTGTCCATTGCTGGAGCGTTCCCCACTTAAATTCATCGGTCCCGCCTACGCAAATCACAACCGGCCCGGGTCGCAATGCTTTCACTTGCTCGACGGTCATTCCGTCTTGCACCGCGATAGCCGCGTTGATTTCGCAATCGTGAACTCTCTGAACGTACTTGCCCCATCGCTCTAATGTCGCTTCGGCATTTCCTGGAACGTCTGGCACGATAGCCCATCGAGGGGTCTGAGCACCAAGCCCTGCCCACTCAATCATCCGCTGCCATTTCGGTTCGATTAAATTCCACTTGTCGAAATCAAACACGTTTGCGTGTCGATCCCAGCACGAAAACGCGCCGTTGTCCAACGCAAAAGGAAACCAGGGAAACGGCCCTCGCTGAGCCCCTGGAGAGTAAAGGTGTCCAATCCGGCCCGTCTCTCTTGCAAGACAGTGCCAAAACCACCCGGTTGAGTTCGCTGGCATTACTATCAAAACGCACCTCTGTTAATTGCTTCGCAAGCATCTTGTAAAGTGTTAAAGACCAATGTTGCATGGTACGCAACCCAAGGCGATAACGCATCGCCTATATTGTTTACTACGAAAACCGTCTGCCCGTTCATGTTAGCGTACATGATCTCCATCGCTGTTCCGAAACTTGGCTTGTCAATCCAAACCAAAATGATTTCGCTGTTGTCGATGTCCTCCTTGTCTTTCTCGATGATCTCGTAGGTGTAGACGTTTTCGCATCCGCGATAATCTCGCCGCATAGGGTCGATGCAATTATGCCCAGGCAGAAGTTGCTTGGCTAGCGTTCGCCACTCTTTGCACTCGGCATCTGTGCATCTGTTTATTCGCCCACAAAGATATATGTTTTTGCGTTGGGTCATTGCGTCACCTCGATCATTGTTCCGGCTGAATCGTAGGGGCCAACGTACCACTTCTCGACCGTAAGCATAAATACTTGCCCGTCGTCATTGTAGGCGATTTCGTTCAGCGCATCGAGGATTGCCTTGCCGACATTGTCCAGGTCGGGCTTTGTGGTCTTTGGCTCTGTATATTGCCGTCGCTTTTTGCTGTGACTCTTGGGTCGGTCGAACAAACACACAACCCGAATCGATACCGGTCCCTCTAGCACCTCGCCGCCTGCGTTGACGTAAGCCAACCTGACTGCTTGCTTGTACGCATGGATGGGATGGTCTCGCTCTGTGTAAGCCCTTGCAAAGCCGCCTTTGGTTGAGACCTTGACCCGTGGTTGGGCGATCGGCTCGCCTGGAATAAAGATCTTCATTTGCCCACCTCGCTTTCGTCTTGCTCTTTTAGTTTCTCGATCGCGGTTCGATACGCAACGGATTTCCCTAGCTGGTAATTCAGGGAGAAGCTATTATCGGTCAACATAAGTTCGCTCACTCGGGCTGCCGCTTTAGATTGAAGCCCCTCAAGGTACTCGATAAATTCCTTGCGTTTCATTCGCCCACCTCCTTAACTGGTCGATAGAACTTAAACACATCTGCCATTTCTGGATTGCATCCTATCGCATCTTCAACAGACATTCCCACCGAAAGGACGCAAGCGTAAAGAAACGGATCTTCGCAGATGGCAAAAAAGTCGCCTTTTTCAATAACATCCAACCCGCTCAACTGCCGCATGTTTGCAATTTTCATTCGCCCACCTCCTTTCGTCGCTTGCGGTCGGCTCTAATAACCGCCCGAACAATTTGATAGTTGCGATTAAGGGCATTGGTGTAGGTCGCTTGCTTGATGCGTGAAAAATACTCGTTCGCTTTCCGGCCAAACATGCTGCGCCGAAACACTTTCCTAGCTTGCCTGATTTTCATTCGCCTGCCTCCTTGAACTTTCGATAGAACACCCATTTTTCCCCGTGAGCCTTGCCCCGCTGGATTGCTTCGTGGACTCGCATTCCGATCGTGAAATTGCATAGCCGGTATTTGCCGTCTCTGTCGGTCCATTGCAAATCACCCGCTTGAATCGTGTCGGCCCCGTCGAGCGATGCCATCGAGCCTTTGATGTCGATAGGGTCGGCTTGGTCGGCTCGCGTCAATTCCGCGATCGTGCAATAGCGATGGAATTGGCCGCAATTGGACCCAAAGTGATATTCGCGGCCTGGGCCCCTGACGATCGAAAGGATAGCCCCTTCCGTTCCGTGTCGATCGTGCCCAGGCAAAACAAATCGCACCGCATCGCCAACCTGGAAGCCGTCAGTTCGCCCTCTAGCCTCCATTACGCCATCGATGAACTGATCGACGTTCACGCCGTCCATGCAGGGGCTAGGGGCTAGAGGGTCGCTCGAACTATCCGGGGTTTCCGAAGGGCTGGATTCAGTTGTTAAGGATTCCTTGATAACTGGCTCTGGTATCGGCTCTACAGGCACCGCGATCCGGCATTGGTTCCAATGCGGTGCATATACGTAGCTCCTGGTCTGAGGCTGGGCCTGAAATCGCCAAGCTCTTGAGTTGTGGACACAAACCAAAACCCCTGATTTCCATGGCTCGTCATGATAGTCCCGCACTTCGCAATCAATCGGACCATTCTTTAAATCAACTAGCGTCGGCTCTCGATACTTTTTCGCATCCGGTTCTTTAACTGGCGGTTCGTTCACCGCATGATTCGCCGCCCAAATCGCCTTCATGGTTCGCTCGGCCAGCTTCTGCGCTGGGGTCGGCTCTTTGGCTTCCGGCTCGACGGGTCGGCAATGTTCTGCATATGTCCACCAAGTAGTCCCCATGCCCCCCTTAACCCTTACTGAGTCGTTGCCTGTGTCGATTACCTTGCACAATACCCAAACCTTATCGCCTGCTTTGTAGCTACTCACCTTGCACCTCGATTTCTTTATTGTGTTTCGATGTCAATTCCTTCGCGTCGAGCATTTCCGATTCGGGTCGCAGGTCGCTTACTACTGTCCAAAAGCCACCTCCACACAAGCCTTGAACTCGAACCCCTCCTATTACGAACCCCTCTACGATAACCTTGACCCAAGCCTTATCGCCCACTTTCAGTTGCTCGCTCACCTTGCACCTCGATTTCTGTTCTAAAAAACTCTTTGTTCGCCGCCCAAAAACTCTGCCCGTAGACTTCGGTTGTCAGCCTTGCGCTAACATTGTCGACTTCGGCCACCTTGGCTTTAACCCAAACGGTATCGCCTACTTTCACTTGCCCGCCCTCCTTGCTTCGTGGGTCTTGTTTGTCAATTTCGTGATCCATTTCCTAAGCTCCTTGTTTCTTGCTTGTAGTAACTTTACCCGCATTTCCAACCAGTACACTTTGTCCTGTAGGTTGCGAGTCTTTTCGTCGTCGGTCATCGTCGCACCTGAGCCGCTGCCAAATCCGCTAAGACTTGATCCCGGGTCGCGTAGTGTTCCTGTTTGGTAATCTTGCCGAGCTTGCATTGTTCGCCCGATTCAAGAACCCTGGCGATGTACGGCCGTAGCGAAACGTGGCTGTAGTTTCCTGCCGGCTGCTCCCT